AGCTGAGTTAATTGAACCTGTAAGGGCGTTTGAAGCTGCAGTTGCAGCTGCTGATCCACTCAATACAGCATTGCTTGCTGCTGCAGATCCACTTAATACGGCATTTGTAGCTGCCGCTGATCCACTCAATACAGCATTGCTTGCTGCTGCAGATCCACTTAATACGGCATTTGTAGCTGCTGCCGAACCGCTTAATACGGCATTACTTGCTGCTGCCGAACCGCTTAGTACAGCGTTAGCTGCACTACTTGTTGCAAAGTTTTGTGCTGCTGTTTGTGCAGCATTACTTGCAGTAGTCGCAAAGTTTTCTGCTGCTGTTTGTGCTGCCGCTGCTGCTGCTGCTGATGCTGTTGCAACGGAATCATTTGTTGCTGCATTACCTCCTACTATGTTGATATCTCCTGCTATTGTTAGAGAACCACCATCCCATTTTAAATAATTTGTATCGCTTCCTGTTAAGAAAAAGTTACCATTATCTGCCATGTAAGTTTTCCAATCACTACCAGAGTAGAACCCTAATGCTTCATTACCAAGATATAGACCAGCTGTTGTTGTACTTGGGGTAGATACTATTCTACCGGTGCTATCTGTAAATGTATCTAGGGCTATAGAAGCTGATGTATTAGATATAAGTGTTGACTGATCGTAAGTAGAGTCAGAGGCTGTAATCCATTCAGACCCGCTAAATATATATAGCCTTTCCCCATCGTTATCATCAATCCACATATCTCCTTGATGTCTACTTTCTGTAGTTGGAGCTTCATCTTGTCTGAATATAGAGTTAAGACCTGCTTGTACTAATTGGATTGCTGCATTTGTTTCTGCTTGAGTAGCAAATGATGCAGAGGTATTTACTGCTGACTGTGATATATCTGTAGCTATGGATCCTGAGATTGTATCAGAGTATTCTTGTGAAGCGGTTACTGATGCAGAGTAAGCGCTATTAGCTGCTGCCGAACCGCTTAATACAGCATTACTTGCTGCTGCCGAACCACTCAATACAGCATTACTTGCTGCTGCAGATCCACTTAGTACAGCGTTAGTAGCTGCTGCCGAACCGCTTAATACGGCATTACTTGCTGCTGCCGAACCGCTTAATACGGCATTTTCTGCAGAGGCAGTTGCTGCATTTGCAGTTGATTGTGCTGCTTCTGCAGAGCTTGTGGCTGCATTTGCAGTTGATTGAGCTGCTGTTATAGAACCTGTTATTGCAGTAACTGCACTATTACTTGCAGTAGTCGCAAAGTTTTCTGCTGCGGATTGTGCAGATGCTGCAGAGGCAGATGCAAAAAGTTGTGCAGCGGTTTGTGCTGCTGTTGCTGCTGCTGATCCACTCAGTACTGCATTTTCTGCAGAGGCAGATGCAAAAAGTTGTGCTGCTAATTGAGCGTTGTTAACGTCTGTAGATGTAGCGGCATTTCCCCCGGTAATATTAATTGATCCTTGTATGCTTAGCTGTTCTCCATCCCATATAAGAAAGCTACTATCACTCCCTGTTAAGTAGAAATCTCCGGATGCAGACATGTATGTTTTCCATTCACTTCCAGAATAGAAACCTAAATTATCTGCATTAAAGAATAAACCTTCTCCTGATGGTGTAGGGTTAAATGACATTTTTCCGACAGCGTCTACTGATCTACTAAGTGCTGTAGAAGCTGAAATAGCTGCTAGTAAAGCTGCTGCTGAAGCATTGTTTGCGTTTTCATTAACTGTTGATAAGGAGCCTGATAGTGAAGAAGAAACTGCTGTTGCTGCTGCTGAACCGCTCAGTACTGCGTCTGCAGATGCTGAAGCGACAGATTCATTTGTTGCTGCATTACCTCCTACTATGTTAATGTCTCCTGAAATGGTCAGGGATCCTCCGTCCCATTTTAAGTAATTGCTATCACTACCTGTTAAAAAGAAATTACCGTTATCAGCCATGTATGTTCTCCATTCACTTGATGAATAGAATCCTAATGCTGAATCCCCCAGGTATAGGCCTGCTGCATTTGGCGATGGTGTAGATACTATCTTACCAGAGCTGTCCGTAAATGTATCTAGGGCTATAGAAGCTGATGTATTGCTAATTAAAGATGTTTGATCGTAGGTAGTGTCTGATGCTGTAATCCATTCAGATCCACTAAATACGTAAAGTCTCTCACCGTCATTATCATCAATCCAAATATCTCCTTGGTGCCTGCTTTCAGTAGCTGGGGCTTCATTTTGTCTAAAGATTGAATTAAGCCCTGCTTGTACTAATTGAAACGCTGTGTTAGTTTGTGCTTGAGTAGCAAATGATGCTGAAGTATTTACATTTGATTGTGATATGCTTGTCTCTAAAGATCCTGTAGCGGTAGCAAGTGCTGCTGCTGCTGTATTTTCTGCTGCTGTTTGAGCTGCTGTTGCTGCTGCTGAACCACTCAATACTGCATTTTCTGCAGAGGCAGATGCAAATGCTTCTGCTGCTGTTCGAGCGTTACTAACATCCGTAGATGTAGCAGCATTACCTCCAGTAATATTAATGGAACCCTGTATGGTTAGTTCTCCTCCATCCCATGCAAGGAAGTTACCATCGCTTCCGGTTAAATAGAAATTACCGTTATTTGCCATGTATGTTCTCCATTCACTGGCTGAATAGAATCCTAATGCTGAATCTCCTAGGTATAGACCTGCTGATGATGTAGATGGTGTACCTACTAATTTACCTGTATCGTCTGTAAATATATCTACAGCTACAGAAGAAGATAAACTTGCAGACGTGTTGTTAATGAGTACTGTTTGATCATAAGTTCCGTCTGGTGTAGCTGCCCATTGTGTTGCATTCCAAACATACACTTTATTTCCGTCGTTAGAATCAATCCACATATCTCCAACTGTTCTATTTGAGGTAGAAGGTGGATTGTTTTGTCTAAATATTGCTGTTTTGCCGTCTATTAGATTGTTAGCAGAATCTAAACCATCTTGAAGAGTAGCTGTAGAAGAACTTATTGAAGCTGATAATGCTGCGTTTGAGGCAGATATACCGGTTGCTATTGAACCAGATACTGTGTCAATACTACCTGTTACGTAGTCTTGAGTAGCTGCATTTCCTGATGTGATATTTATCTCTCCTGCTATTTCTAATGTACCGGTTGACGAATCCCATGCTAGTTTATTACCTTCAGAACCTGTTAAGAAGAAATCTCCTTGATTGTCCATATAGGTTTTCCATTCTCCATCTTTATAGAAACCTAAGTTCGTAGAAGCTAAATAAAGTCCTTCAGCTGATGCTGTTGGTGGTCTTACTGCTCTACCTGCACTATCTGTAAAGATTTTTCCATCTAAAGTATTTGTAGTATTTACAACTGATGCTGAATATGCTGCGTCTGATGCTGAGATTTCTGTTCCAAGAGATCCTGATAGTGAGCTAGTTGCTGAGTTAAGTTCTTCTGTGTTTACACCACTACCTCCGGTTATATCTATATTACCTTTTACATTTAATGTTTCTCCATCCCAGTATATATAATTTGTCCCTGTTGTGCCTGTTCCTACCCTAAACTTACCGTAACCATCTAAGTATACTCCTGTTCCAGTAGTGCTTGTTATACCACTTGCTTCTGCACCTGCTGCTAAGGTTCCTTTATTTAGTGAGCTTGAAATTATAAAAGTAGTAGTATCTAAAGCAAATGTTTCAGTATTAATAACTAAGTTACCATCTGTGAAATTGTCTAATGATATAAAGTTATTGGCGCCTCCTACTTTCCAAGCTCCGTCTGTGTACCAGTAATTATTGTTGTTAATATAAATTCCATCATTTGTTCCTGATACGTTTGTCCCTAATGATATTTTCTGTCCTGTTTCTAATCCGGTTGAACCATCTTTAGTAGCAATATGAAGTATACCTGCAATTGATCCTGTGTCAGCTGTTATAGCTCCTCTGAAGAAACCATTTTCAGTATATAAGCCAAATCCTGGTTCATTATTACCGTATAGGTACCCTGATGCTAATCCTGAAAGGTCTCCTAATCTAGATCTTAACTGTAAATCATATGCTCCTGATCCTGTTCTTTCTACAATATCCATATACGGAGTAGAAACATCTCTAGGATTAGCATTCATCATTATGTATCCAGATGATATATCTTTAGTTGGATTAAATACTCCTGTTGATACTAATACCTGCCCTTCATTATATGGTTTTGCTGTTGAAACTAATCCTGATAAGAATTCTGCATCTAAATCTATTAAGTAAACTGTATCTCCGCTAACATGAGAATCTGCTTCTGTATCATGATAGTCTCTAATAACTGTTAAGACATTACTGTTAATTGCTGTTACTTTTAGTCTTTCACTTCCTATTTTAATAATATTCTGTACTCCAAGACCGGATGCAGAAGTTACATGAATAGCAGTTTCTCCTGCAGTATCTATATCTCCTGAAAGTGTAGTAATTGATGATGAGACTGCTGGGGTTCCTCCATATGCTCTTTCTACGTACAACTCTCCTGCTAACCCGTCTGGATCTATTGAACCTGTGTTACCTGTTATTGATGAATCTTCTGAGTATCTTTTTGAACCAGATACGTATACATACTCTACACTAAAACCGGCATCGTCAACTGATTTAATTTTAAGTATTTCTCCTTCAGTAAAACCTGAAGTATTAGCTACTGAGAATGTTACAGCATTTGCCGCATATGATGAAGACCCTGCTAAGATTACACCGTCTTCATCTTTCAGAGGCTGTATTGTAGTAGCGTTAGCGACCATTAATTGTCCACCGACTACGTTAACAGTTTCTTTTTCAAAGACTGTAGTGCTTAGGGTTCCTCTAATTCGCATATTCTCAAACTCTGCTGAACCATTTCCGGTTGTATCTATTCTCCAACCTTTTAGATTGGAAACAAAATTAGATGATTCTAGTTTTCCGCTTGAATGTATTATTAGTCCTGTCTCGTCTTCACCGTAGTTTTCTCCAAATCCTGCTGTAGGTACTGTTCTAATTTGAGAATCAGTTATTTCCCATCCTCCAATCTTATTGCCCTGTTGACCAAACATTGCTATGGTATTAGCACTGCCTGTTCCTGCTCCGTTATATATTTTTATACCGTAGAGGTCATCTGCTGCATCTGATATTTCTCCTAGTCTTATTATTTCTGCAGATGCAGTATCGAATATATTTAATCTTTGAGTGGTTGTATCAATATTAAAATAAGTCGTGTCTAACTTAAAAGTATCTGTCTTAATATCAACACCGGTGGTTGTGTTGAACCTAACATAGTTATCAGCATCCTTAGTCAGATCCAGTGTCGGTACAGTACTATCCATACCCATTATTACACCAGCGTCATCAGTTCCGAAGCCGGTTTTTGCACCTGCTATAATCATTGCATCTAAAGCGCTGCCTGATAGTTTAAGTACATTTGTCTCTCCTACTTCTATAGCAGAAGAGGCTCCTAATAACTTCACACCGCCTCCTCCAAGAGACATAGATGCTTCTGTAGAAGATATTTCTATGTTAGATGCTGAAATTTCTAATAGTGAAGTTGATAGGCTTATATTACTACCATCAAACTTTACAAAACTACCTGTTGCATCTCCTACATAAAATCTAGGTGAACCTTCGTTGTATTCTAACTGAATACCTTTATTACCAAAAGTGCTGTCGTTAAACGATATACTTCCTGCGGTTGCATCTATTACTACATTAGTAGATTTTTTTATCTGTGTGTTGGTAATTTCCCATCCAGCTATTTTACCTCCAGAGAACATTACTGCTGATCCTGTTATATCTCCGTTACCTTTTAAACTAAAGTTTGAAGCAGAAATAAAATGATCTGTTGGTCCTGCGGCACCGGATATAAAGAAGGAAGGTACCCCTAAAGTAGTGGGTCCGTGTAATGTACTATGGTCAATGGTGAAGCCTCCTATCTGCCCAGAAGTTGCTGTTATATTTCCAGAAATTACTGCATCTGAGGCGTGTAATAACCCGCTTGAAGAAATAGCAAAGTTGGATCCAAAATGTACGTAGTATGGAGCATTTACTGCTGGATCAAAGTCTATATACCATTCGTCAGAAGATAGGTTTCCTCCATCTGAATTCATAGCTTTATTCTTATCGTAGAATTGTCCGTTGAATAGGTCGACTATCATTCTACTACCAGTTATCTGGCTGTCAGCTATATATACGTCTCCGATTGACCCTCCATTTTCTTGGAAATCAGCAAATGCCTCTCCACCAATAGGTACAGTTGCAGTTGTTCCGTCTTTCCTTTGAAGAATTAATTGATTTTCAGCGAAGGATGCTGTAAAGAAGAATGATCTAAAATTTTCATCTAATTCTTCGTGTGTTAGAGGTGCTCCTTTCTCGTCTCTAAATGTTAAACCCATAGTACATTCCCTTTATTATAAATACGCTCTAATTCTCGAATTAGCCAGTATACATAATATAAGCTAATGCATAAAATGATGGAACGTGGTATGAAGGTGTTATATCGTGATCGTGTCCTGTACTGTTACCTGTCTGTGCAGTAGTACCGCCTCTCCAGTATACATATTTATTATCTGTATCACTATCTCCACTTCCTTTGTATTTTGTTGGACCTACATGATCTACTCCACCTATTGCTCCGTTTGCCCCTACACCTGGGTCGTTAATCTCTATATAGTACGAATCTTTATATTGATGTGTATGTTCTGGCATTTGTGCAAACGTTAAAACATGTGATTGAGTAGAGCCAAAGTGATCGTGATTGGTATTACCTCCTGTTGATACTGCACTTCCGCTAATAGTTGTAGTCGGTGTTCCTGTTGTATTATTACTAGCTACAATAAACTTATTTCTTAAATCTGGAGTAACTACTGAGTTATATGTTGCTCCATCACATAAGTTCCATCCGCTGGGTAGCGACTGCACTGCGCCTGACCACATTATTATTCCTCCTTGAGGTATTGGTGCTGCATTAACTTGCTTTACTACACTGTTATTTTGCTGTACTAAGAAGTTATAGTTTGTAGCAGATAAAGCACCTGCAATTGTATTAACTGTTAATGAACCGGATATTGTAGCGCTTTCTCTTACGTACAGTTCTCCACTCCCTGAGATGTCTCCTGAAAAAGTTGCTTTACCGTCTATATTAATATCATCTGATCCTGTTATTTTACCTTTAACGGTAAGTACATTTCCTGCAATAACTGATGATGTTCCTATTCCGACATTTCCATCTGCTGCAAAATAGGCTACCATTTTATTGTAAGAAGGTTCTGCTGATGAAGATGGTGGAGCTGATATAATACTAAACGATTCATCCCCTGTTGTAGACTGTAGACCCATAAGTATATGAGCATTATGAGGTCCTTCTAATATGATACCACGTTCATTACCTGTTAATAGGTTAGCACCGACATTATTCTCGATTCTAGTGTTAGCTGCATCCCATGTGAATAGTTTTGATCTGTAGTTATTACCGTGCTCTTTACCAAATATAATACTACCGCTTATAACAAAATCTCCAAGATTATTAGGAGCTCCTCTATGTAGTACTTTTCCGTCACCTGTTACAGTTAGGAGTGGTATAGCATTATTATACAGTTCTATATTTGCATTATTATCTGAGAAGTTGTTTCTTATTATTAAATCTTTAGTAGTACCACCGTACGTAATACTTGCGTTTGCAGCATCTGTTCCTATCTTAAGGTCTGATCCATCTCTCAAATATACATCTCCGCCTTCTACTCTTAATTTTTCTCCAGAAGCAGCGGATGTTGCTCCTAATACTAAAGCATCAACGCCAGCACTATTATCATATACGACTGATGATGCTCCTCCTAATAGTGTAGGTGATAATTTAAATTGTACTTCTCCTACATTTCCAGCAGCGACTGGGTCAGAGCCGGTATATGGGTTTAGCGGTATATTGACTGTGCTAGCAGCTTGAACTGTACTTCCAGTGTAATGTAGGCTTAAGCTAGTTAAATCAGTTGAAAGAGAAGCTGAGTAAAATACTGAGCTAAAATTAACATCTAATTCGTCGTATGTTAGTGCTGTTCCTTTGTTTGATCTTAATGTTATTGCCATGGTTAAATATCTAGTTTTACTACTACCGTTGTTTCATTATTATTCGATACAGGGACTGGTTGACCCATTTTAGCTACAGCGATCAATTCGTTTGCATCGTTATATAGACCTACGGTAGTAAAATATGGTTTAAAGTGGCTACCTGTAAGTTCTGCTTTTATAGTACCATCTGTGCCTGTTGTTCCTGTTGGGTGTAGTGTGTTGTTAAATTCGCTTTCACCAATTGGACAGTGGTAGTTATACGTATAAATAGGTTGAGATGATTGCCAAGAGACACTTCCTGAGAAGTAATTAGCGTAGTAGTTACCTATAGCAGGGTTGGTGATGACCATAAGCCCATGTGAGTATATTACGTTTCCTACAATTCTCTGTGGGGATGAAGCAGAAAGTATTAAGTTACCGTTTTTATCATCTATTAATGTTGTTTTCCAATCATCAAAGCCTGCTACTACGAAATCTTCTTCAGTCTCATTAATATAATCTCCTTCATTAAGAATATACTCTCCATCCTGTAATACTTCCGATGCTCCGTATAATGTATCTATCTGTTCATTATAACTTTGTGATACAAATCCGTATTCATCATCTTCAAAAGTATCGGATGAAGTAAATGCGTAGTTTGATTCTGACCCAGATACATCTGGTTCAATACGGATGCTTCCTGGTTTTATATTTGTTCCGTACAAGTTTTGAGGTATGGAAATGACGGTGAATTCAGATTCTGCTCTTCTTTGGTTTTGCGTATAAGAACTCTGTAAATAGTTCTCATATGCTGAGCCCGACATTTCGTTTGAACTACTTACAGGACTTCCGTTTTCAAATCCGGAGTAATATAAGTGGTTTATGCTGTTGTATACTAGTTGAGTGTAGTGCTCTTTGTCTGTGCCTATTAATCTCTTATCTGCTGTGTCTGGGAAGAATGTTGATGAACCGGATATCCCTATGTAGGTTTCTATTCCGAATTCATCATGTTGTTCTCCTGCTGCTACAAATCTTTTATGAGCAGTATAAGAGGTTAGAAATGAATCTTCTTTGTTTAGTTTTTTGTAAGCACTCATTCATTAATAGTCAAGTTTGATTCGTATTAGAGCTTCTTTAGTAAAATCCTTTAATAAAGGTTTTGATAATTTAGCTACCCCTAATAGATCGTTGTTATCATTATATAATCCTACTGATGTTACATATGCCTGTGGATTGTTAACCATTGAATTATGTCTTATCTCTCCTGACCCTGTTATATTAGACGGGTTTGACGAGTAGTTAAATTCACTGTTTCTCACTCTAACAAATACGTAGTTAGAAGATATTGTTTCTTCAGAATTTAACTTAAAACTATCTCCTGCTTTTATTGCATTATGTAGTATGGTGTTATTTGCACCGTTTTCATCATTTGATCCTGATAGAATACCTAGACCGCCTAGGTCAACTTCTAATGCCTGTACGTTTAGTAGTATTAAACCTACGTCCGGTAAAAACTTACCGTATGATGCTATATAGTTTCCTATAGTGTAGCCTGTCCCTAAATCATGAGAAACACCATTTGAACCTGAGATTATATCATATACTCTTCCGACATCGCTATAAGTTTCAGTTGATGTTAAGCCGCTATTATCTGTTAATTCTAAATTATCACTACCTTGAGTTAATTTAAGATTAAAAGTTCCTGGAAGTAATTTTTCTTTGTATCTAGCTCTGTTTATCGATATTGCGTAGATACCTTTGTTTCCTGTGTTACCTCCATATAAGAAAGAAGATTCTTCATCTCCTAATACTAATGATCTAAACTGTCCAAATATTGTAGATGTTGGAGATTTTCCAGCTACGTTTACATTATAAGGCTGTGCACCTGATCCATCTTCTGTACCAAATGCTATTGAATACTGTACTGCAGCTGCTGAAGAGTCTGATGATGTTTGATATACATTTAAATAATAGTCACCACTTGTTGCTGCTTCTTGGGTTGATGATGTTTCAAAGCTATCTAATTCATAAGTGTCAGTAGACCATACTGTTGATGATACAGAGTCTGCACTTACTATTACGTCTTCATTATCGAATTTTTTAAATGACATATCTTATTAAGTTGTTTTCGTTATTGTAATTGGAATAGTAACTCTTGCTCCACTATCTCTACCGATTATTGTAATCGTACTAGTAAGTGATGTTGCGTTAGATCCATACAGAGTGTTTATTGTTGTTCCAGTAATATTGATAGATGTACCAATTACTGCTTTTGATACATTAGTACCAAGTGTAGTAGTTGAATTAAGTCTATCTGCTTCTGATGAAGTTATACCAACTCCTGTGAAGTTAGATAATAACCTTACATCTGATATTGTTGCAGAATATCCGTTTGTTTCAAATGCTTGAGTAGCTCCTAAGTAGTTAAGAGTTTGCGGTGTTATAGTTAAGGATGCTCCTTGTTTTAATGTTATAGATGCAAATCCTGCTTCTAATATTGGTAGCTTAGCTGTACCTCTAGGTAGTGTAGCAAGCTTATATTTCATTACTTGATTTTCATCTGGGAATGCTTCTAGTAGCGGCATATTCTCTATAGCTTCACCAAAAAAAGCTGATCCTGAAGGATGAGCGGTGTTATATAGAGTATAATCTATTTCGTCATCTGATAATGCAAATTGAGTGATTCTGAAGGATCCGTCACCTCTTGCGAGTAGTTCGCGTCCTTTCTTTGTTAATATTGCGTCTACTGTGACGACTGAGTTGTTTAGGTATCCCATGTTTTAACTTTTAATATATATATTATAAATATGTACCTTTTTAATATTCTACGTGGATGATTCAGAAGACCCAGGAACTGTACATATAGTTTTAATTGAATCTACAAACCCTTTATCGTTTGTTGAAATTATTGAGTTTGTTTCTTTTAACCACACCAAGTGTCTACCTATTGGTTTAATCCTACTCCCGGCAGTAGTGTATAATCTTGACCCTCCTACCCTTCTTACTTGCGTTCCATCTGAATGTGCTGCTACTATTGTTCCGTCATACCCTCTTAATATTGTAAGTTTCAAGTAGTTGTCGTAGAGTATATATGTCCTAATATCAGTAGACCCTGGTGTTAGTGGGTTAGGTTGTTTTGTTGCGGTGTTAATATTTAATATCTGCACTTTTTCTTGTTCTATCACTAGTATATCTCCGACCGATACTACTGCTCCTTTTGCTATATCAAGTCTAAAAGAATTATCATTTACGCTGTTGGTAAGTACGTCAGGGGTTATTATACTTCCTACGAGTTTTTCACCTACTATAGGTTGAGTTCCTGTACCGTCAAAAAGTACAGTTTCTATATTTCTATCTGCTAATGATGAACTGCAAATTTTATCCAACTCTGTTGTTAGCCCACTAAAAGGATACAGTGCTACTTCAACTTCCATTCCGGCAATAGCGGGTGATATACCACTAAAATCTCCTTCAGATGTCTTTGTTCCGTTGTACCTAGCATTAATTAAACCTGTATCTGTGTAATTTGAATCCTGTATTGTTGCTTTTTGTGCGTATGGTTCCTGTACTCCTCTAACTGCTGCTAGGTTAAAATACCTATCTAATTCTCCAAAAAATGTACCTATTTTTACACTATCTAGAGTTCCGCCAAGGGTATCTATCTGTACTGTTTGTCTTAATTTCACATATAAATCAGTCTGGCTTGATGTGTACAGTTGGTTTAATGGTGTTGAATTTTTTACAGTAGTTGTTGTACCGTTGTCATTTGTTTGAGTTAACAGTAATTGAGGTGATGCTGATAAACTGCTAAGTGATGGGTCTCCAGTGTATACATCTAGGTAAAGCTTTATGGTAAATATTACATTTGGTCTTACTGTGCCTACGACGTTCCCAGATCCTGTGTCGGTTTCAAAAAAGTTCGGATTAATGGTAACTACGGGAGGTACTGGTGTGCCAAATGTGTTGTCAAGATCTGCTAGTGTCACTACTAATCGTGCACCACCTTCTCTGTTTAACTGCCGTATAGGGGAAGATATTGTGTTTATAGTTTGATTATTAGAAGGATTTGCAGGAATTGTTGCATCAATCTCTCCTACTTTAGTACTTCCTATTATGTGAAATAATGTTAAATCTACTTGAGGATTTCCTACTAATGCATCATAGTTATCAGGTCTTATTCCTCCAGAAGCTCTATCTACATCGTACCGTAGACTATTCGTTCTGGTATTTTCTGCATTACTTATAATTGCATTGTATTGATTATTAAAAAAAGGTTCTATTAAAAAGGGGTCAACTGCTATAGAAGATGAAATTGAGTTTTGACTGTCTCCAATTATTGTATCTTCACTGTTTAAAAAAAAGTAACCCTCTTTATCTGTTATATCAGTAATGTTCAAAGTTGTGTTAATTCCACTACTAGATATAGGAAGGAGTATTTTGTTGATTTCTGATAGTGAAGGGACTATTACGTTTCCGCCAAGGTCTGTATCTGAGATTGTTACAGATCTGATATTAACAAATCCACTACCGTTATCTGTTTGTATTAGTACTCTGATTTCTCCGTCTGCTGGTGATGTGTTTGAAAAGACTCCTTGACTTGGCATAATCTACTTTTTATATAAATATCTACTGAACATTTATTTTAAATTCTTCTACTTGTTATTATGAGACAATATACCGTTGCTAATATATGTATGAGCTTTTTCAACTGTCACTTCTATTACTGCTCCTTCTTCTTCTTCTATTACTTCTAAAATTTCGTAACCTGTTGTTACATCACCAACCTCTAGTAATTCAGCTGCTATAAAATCAGATTTATTATCTACGTATACTCTATGTCCAGGGCTACATATTAAATCCCTATCACTGTAGACTATTTTAAGTTTTTTACTATTGTTTAATGTTTGAGCTTTAGTAACAATACAGCTTAACATTTCCATAGTTGATTCATGCTTAGTTCTTACTACATCACCTACTTTTATGTCTTTTGCTTTTTTAGTATGTCCAAATTCTAATGTAATATCTGTTTCCGGGTCAACACAGTAGTTGCCGGCTTGTGTTATTACTAAGAAATCTGTAACGTTTGAACCTACTTTAAGCTGCACTGTTCCGGTTCTTGAACTCGGACTAGTATTATAGTTAGCAAAATATGAAGTGGTTACGTTTCCAAATCCAGAAGATGTTCCAGTTGATATCCAACTTGCCATAGACAGTAAAGTCCAATTTGTATTTGATGTAACAACTATGTTACCGTTTCCTGCATTGTATCCCATACTTACGGTAGAGGGAGTCATAGTTGCGGTTCCTGCTTGATATGTTACTGTATCTGATACACTTACCGATTGGTTGTTTGCCGCATCCGTTAGTGTTACTACTGCTGTAACTGTACCATTGTTGAAGTTGTGTGCATTATCAAATAGGTATACCCAGCCATTTGCATCTCCAGATCCATTACTAAAATTAGTAAGATCTGGCTCTGTTATGTATTCTGTTCCTCCTCCACCTGTTGATGATATAGAAATATTAGCTACTACTGGTTCTGTGGTGGGTAAGTTGGCTATTTTTAGAAAGAAGTTTCCGCTGGAGTTACTAGATTGTGCTGTACTTCCTTGAAAGCTAGTTACAAATAAGGCACTATGTCCCGTTATTGGGGTAGTGTCTTTCGGTATAGTTTTACCAAAATCTCCTTGAGTGGTCCCTACTGTAGATTCACCGCTTTGATTAGTTGCTGCATCTGTTAACTTAACGCTTAGTGCTATCTCTGTGCTTGTTGTATCCGGTAGAGATGATAAGTTCATATTTACAATTTGGGAGGTTGAATTGCTTATTGTTACTTCTTGCTTTATTGAACTTGCTCCAAGGGATGCTGTAATATTAGCTGTAGCGCCAAATTCAGCATTTCGTATCACTACAGGTACTGAAGTTTCATTTTGACTATAAGCATACTTAGCTCTAAATGCTACCTCTGGTGCAGGAGGTGCTCCTGGTATGTTATCATACTGGCTACAGTCTTCTATTGAGGTTACGGTTCCGTCATTTGCTATTTGAAATGCTTTTTGAGATGATCCTCCGTGGTAGTATTTACCTGCTCCTGCTAAAACAGTATTACCGTTAATGTCTAGGTAAACTGTATCGCTTACTTGTGGAAGAGCGGTTAAGTTATCATGGTAGTATGTTATAGCATCGGATGGTAGTAAAATACATGCTGCTTGTGGGGTGGTTTTTCCAGTAGAGTTTAATGAAAACGGTGTGTAGATACCGCTGTCAGACTCAACTGTTGTAATATTGTATTCAAGAGCTGGTGAATTCAGTATTTTAAATATATTAAGACTATTTAATTCACCATCAGTTATTTCTATTACACTACCGCTTAATTCTCCATTGTATTTTGGAGATTCATCTCCTATTACTTTATCTGTTGATCCGGTTATAGTTTGTATAGTATCACTAAATAGTGTAGTACTATCCATTGTTGAGTTGTCAAATGCTCCTGCATCATACCCTTCAATAAAAGCTGTATCTATAACACCTTCATGATCAAGTTGTGTACCTGACATTTCAGGTGCTTTAGTCTTTGATTTACTTAATAGTCCGGGTTTGATAATTATTCCAGTATCAGCAGTTGTTCTTGCTGGAAGGAAATCTTTTATCATTTTAAATAGTGTATTGTCGTAGAACTTTAATATCCTTACAAAATCGTTTAATTGGTACCTTTCAAGTGAACCAATAGTTCTTCTTTCTTGTTCTACTAACCCGCTATATTCAAGTTTACTTTCGTTTCTTGGATCTCCTAAATATTGATCTATACTGAAGTCTGATGCTACTTGTGTTAGTATATATTCATCTATAGAGTCTGTTGGTGAGAAACCTACCTCTACTCTGTGTATATCCTGTGTCAGTACATTTTCTGATTTCTGTATAGAGACGTCTTCATTTAATGTTGTGTTAATTGATCCGCTTGCTCTTGTTTCTACTCGTACCTTTTCTACAGCATCCACAGTATGTTTATCGTAGTTAAAAAACCTTTCCCCTTCTATACTCTTACCTCCGTACTGTTTAATTTTTAAGAATTTAGAAGGTATACCGAAACAATTAATTAATGCCCTAAGGCCTCTTTGAGTACCTTTAGCTTTTGTAAGAAGGGGTATATTATGGTAGATTCTCTTATATACTTCTGTTTCGTATTCTTTCCTTGACACTGGTTGTTCATCTATAGCAACTCCCGGTACTGATGTAAATGTATTGATAACTTCTAATTGACTTCCACTATCGTATGAATCTGCTATTAAATATTTAAATAAGTCTGTTGAACCTTCTTCTGAGTTATATATTTTAACTCCTAGACTCTTTATTGCCTCTTTTACTAAATCTTTAGATATACCAACATTTGTTCTATTATCTGCATTATACTTATCTGTAATTGCTTTTGTATATATCCATAAGTTATCAAAATGTTGACCTATCATATGTGTAAATAAGACTCCTGGGTTATTAGCATTATCGTCTCTTATATATTCAGGTAAAGCGTTTCCTAACACATCGTAGTTTTGAGCATCAAAATTAGAAGCTGATATGATTTCACTATTGTACCAGTTTACTGCTTGCATATCTGTGCTAACTACATTGATATGAGGTTTTGCTGTTGTAGTTTTTGGCCAGCTAGAAGAGCCACTTTCAAAGTACAAATGTCTTTCGTAATGGTCAAAGTTGCCTACTATTCCCTTTATTAAGTTTGTGTATCTAGCATCACTTCCTACTACGTTAATCGTATTTGTTTCTGTTAGACTGTTTATAGTGTTTAGGCTTGTTTGATATGATTCTATTAATTGTAATTTGTATTTAAAGTTCTTTAATCTCTCCGTTGCAGATGAAAAGTGTATAAATTCTCCGTAATTACTGTGGTCTATATTTACTGCTACGCTCTTTTCGTTCAACAGTGAATATAATTCTCTGTTAGAATTAGAATTACTATAACTAAATAGTTCGTCGTAATTAAAGTACTTAGTAGAGGTAGCGTTAGGTAGTTCAAGTTTTATGTCAAAGTTTGCTGGTCTAAGTCTAGGTTTAACTGCTATAGTAGGTTCTACTTCTGGTTCTACTTGTACTACTATTGAATCGCTTACTTTTTCAACAACTTGTACAAAACTTTTTATACCGTATCGTTTTGGTAACGGTTCGTAAAGTTTAAGTGCTACTGTAAATTTATTTTCTAATTCATATACGTCAATATTCGTAACTATGAATAAGTCATTATCTCCACAATTTAACCAAAGTTCTTCAAAGTATTGATTATTTTTAAACCCTTCTTTTAAGTCCTCTGTTATATTAAGAAGTTGATTAGTATCAATCTTATCAGAGTACAGTAAAACTTCTTTTCTGTCTTGTGATATTTCCTGTAGATAAAAAGACTGTTTTGCATTATCTATAGTATACAGGTCATTTAAGAAGTGAAATACTATGGAAACGTCTGTTTGTACAAATCCGTATTCAACAGCTATGTCTTGTGGTTTTAAAGTTAGCTGAGATACACTATTGGTGGAGAGGTCTTCGTTGTTAACTATTACTTCTGTTGGTAACTCGTAATCGTATACAGATAGTAATTTTGTATTATATATAGAGTAGAAATGAGACTCAATATAGTTCTTTTCAAAATCATATTGTTTGTTAATCTCATAATTATCAATTAAACTTAAATCTGCATCAGAGTACTTCTCATTATCAGTTATTGAGTTTAAAGGTCTATCCAGTAAAGTGTATGTTACTTTTGCCATTTATTACTATTTTAGTCTGTACCCAACTTCATCTTCTCTTTCGGGATCTTTGTATGTTATTACTCTTGCTGTTATTTTTCCTTTAAAGTACTTAGTTTTCTTAAATGCATCTACTATTGAAGATGCCTTATACCCTGCTTGTACTAATTCTGATACTATAAAGTCGAGTGTCATATCGTTAGCAGTATCCCTACTTGATGGGATTAAATATCGACGGTCTGAATTATTCGTATAATACTGTTTTCTTTTTGAATAGTACCCTGTGTCTCCGCTATTTTCACCGAATAACCAGAACCATTTTTTGCTAAATGCTTTTGCCCAATTGCGGAAAAAATTTGATCCTCTGTGGAATTGAAATAAAGTGTATTGATTTTTGACTATAAACCTGTAGGCTAACCCAACACTATCGTTTTTATTACCAAGTATCCCATATATTTCATCAACTTCTCCAGTATCTGCTTGTGCAGCATTTTGAGCTGCTTGGTCTGCTGCTGCTTTTTCAGCGGCTTCTGCTGCTTTTGCTGCTGCTTCATTTGCCATTGCTGATGCTTGTTCTACAGCAGAGTTTGCTATTGTGTTTGCCTGTTCTAATACTGTAATAGCTGAGTTAGCAGCATCTAGTTGACCTCTTAATAGAGCCATTTGTTCTGCATCTTCAAAGTTAATTTCCCCTCCATTGGCTAATTGAGTTTCTAGTTCTAAGATACGTCTGTTACCTTCTAGTATTTGACCTCTTAGTGAAGCAACTTCATCTAATAAAGGTTGTATGTTTTCTAATTGAGCGTCTATTTGGTATAGTTCTGAGCTTCTTTCTACAAGGTATTGGTGTGAGTTATTTTCTCCCTCTATTGGAATTAGCATATAGAGTTTATCGTAGAGTCTAAATAATTCCTCTACGGTATCAGGGTCTATTAAAGGTTCAGGTTCCTTATAAAATTTAAAGTTCCTGTCTATTGTACTTTTATACCCATCTCTATTAAAGACAGTTTTTTTAATATCTACCTTTCTATCCATTTCTTACTACCTTAAATACCTGATTGTTATCTACTACTGTAGTTGTTCCGTCTATTTCTGTTTTAATTAATATCCTATAGTATCTTTCTGGTTGTAAACCGTCCATATATACATCAAAGTAATTTGAAGTATTGTCAGCGCTTAATTTAGTATATTGATCGTAGTCAAATACCATTTCTTCTGTGTTTTCATCTCTTAGACCCCAGAAGGAGCCTGTAGGTAATGTATGGTTAACTGTATACGCAGAACCTGTTGTAAATGTACGTATTGGGTTTTCCGGTCTTACATGTAATCTAAACCGTTGTTTTCCTTCATCTACATATTTACCTTTATTATTCTTAATAGACACTACTACATCTGGTGTTGTTATTTCTTGTAATGTTGAAGAGTGTGAGTAATCACTCCACTGTAATTCAAGGAAGGGTGGGTATATTGTATTAGTATCTTCCCCGTAATACTTTAACCTTATAGTAGATGTTTCGTTAAATTCAATCGAATCTTCTGATTTAACTATAAATCCATTATTACTAAGGTACCCGTTAGTCATATACACGGTAGCGTTTGTTACGTCTATATCTACGTCATGAGTTGAATTCTTGTTGAATGATTGACTCCCTGAGAGTGTTGTCGGTGCGCTTCCTGATGTAAAGTACCAGCTTCCGCCTCCTGAAAGTCCTACTTCAAAGGAAGAAGTCGTATGTAGTTCGTTAGTATTTAAAGTAAACCCTAATTCAGTTGATGTTGTAATTTGCTGAGAAACAGTAGCCCATGGGTGATTAGTCCCTGCTAGTCTATTTACCCAGCTACAGCCTGTTTTATTCACTGGTATATCTCCGAATTTTCCTGTTCCTTCATCCCATGTTTCTGCTATCGGATGAGCTGTTAGTGTGTAATTAATCGGTAATTCATTTGCATAATTTAAAGCTAGGTTTAATTTAGCTTTAAAAGGAATAGTAAGTGTTTCATCAATAGGGTAACTTACCCCTGCTTTATCTTCTAATACCTGCTTGATTTCTACTTCATCAAATTTGATCAGACTTCTTAGTGTTTGCCCTGAATCAGATGTAGGGTATCCTCCGACTTCTAATAGTTCGTCTCGTCCTGTGTTTGCGGTAGATCTCTCTGTGGAGATGAATGCGTCTTGGATTGGGAATATTCTGTATTTAGCCATATTATAAAGTTGTTATTCTACCCTTTATATCTGTATCTGGATATTTGACTTCAAATATCATTGGATCTAAAGACGGGTAAAGTATATTGTTTTTCATTGCTCCCATAACGTCATAGTCGTAAAGAGAATAACCTTCTCCTGATAAGCTTTCTAATTCTATGCTCTGTACTGTTTGAACTCCTTTTACTCTATCTAGTAATGTGTATATTGCTGATATATTTATCGGTTGATTAATTGACCAATTATCTATATTAAAGTGGTTCCTTAAAGCATCTGTACATCCTTTTAGTATCTCTCTTGAATTCATATTAGGTAGTGCAATAATATCAAACTTAACTCCTAAATTTATAGTAAATGCATCCTTAATTGTTAACCCATCTGTCAGCATCATAAAAGGAGCTAGGTATCTTCTTAAGTTAGATTTCAATTCTGGTGATGCTTTAATTGTGTTCTTTTGGTTATCGTAAGCTAAAACATATAAAGTTACCCCTAGTGGGTTATCTGGATCATTATGTGCGTCTGCAGCTACTATTGATTCTTGCTGTGTAACATACGTCTTAGCAATTGAACCATACTGAGAAGGCATTGTCATAGCTCTAAACGCAAAGTCTTGAGCAGTCACCATTCTACCTTGTTCGTTAAACGCTTTTAAAGAGTTCTGCCTTAGCTCTTCTAGAGTGTCTCCATCCTTACCGCCTGTTGCTGGTTTTGGATTATTTACTGATAATGTATCTGAATATGTTAGATCTGCAGCAGTCTTATTTATACTCTCTATAGTACCTAAAGTATTAGCTTCTACATTTGATTCTATACCGCCTCCTCTTAAATACCTAATAGTTAGAGTTGTGTTAGCAGGAGCATTTCCGTAAGCACCTGAATATAAGAAGTTTGAAGGATCGTAAGCCTGTAAACTTCTATTTTTACCCTCCATAGGTACTGGTGATCCTACATTTGTCGGGTTAGGTAGGAAAGCATCTACACTATCTGTTGCAGTCCCGGCTCCGAACTGTATTAGTAGTTGTCCGATTGAATTAAACCGTGTAACAAATCTATTAGGTGTTTTTGATGTGGATACCAAATACGGAACTTTGTTTGAATTATCTCCTGTATTAACAGAATCATTATAAACTGTTTCTTGACCTAAGAATGGTACTTCTTTCCATACACTGTTATTACTGTCTACAATGTCAATAATACCTATAATATCAGAATCTTCTATTGTTAGTGTCAAAAATTTTGATGCTGTACCTATAGTCTCTGTCTGAGTGATTATCTCCCCACTCTTAGCTTTCACTTTCTTAATTAGTTCGTATTCTGCTGGTAGATTGTTATCAATTGAGTATACGAGTGCTTCTGTTGGGTCGTAAGAGCTAGAAAAAGAAAAATCTACTTGATCTTCTATTAAAAACTTCTGTACTCCGTTTGAGACAACGCTATTAGCTCCTATTGATAATGCTTGTGCGAAGTTAGGGACATACTCTGATCCAGATGCTGCAACTCTTTGTCTTAATTCTATCTCTACAGAAGCAGCAGCAGTAGTCTTTGGTCTATATCCCATTTGATATGCCAATGTGTAAAGGTTACTTGGATCTTGTGCATACTGTAAATATGTTTCTTGTAGCTGTGAATCTTGATAGTATGACAATATATCTCCTACGTATGCTGCCATTTCTACAAACATCATACCTGGTGATGTTGGTGAGAAGTCATTGTATGTGTCCGGGAAGTAGTTCTTAGCTAAGTCTACTAATTGCGATTTTAAACTATTAAAATCTTTATCTGTATATTTTATGTTAACGTCTTGAGCCATTATTGTTCGAAGTTAATTGTTATTTCATCCTCTGTTTCGGTATCTCGTATGTTAAACTTAAGAGAGAATAGTATTGTGTTATCATCTACAGCACTTGTTAAAGTGAGTTCTTTTATATTTAAATTAGGGAAGTAAGTTAATAATTCTTCACGTATCAATAGCTCTAAACTTGTTAGGTTATCTCTATTAATGTTGGCGAATATTAAATTACGTATACCTGAACCGAATGCAGGATTAAAGTACCTTTCTCCTTTACCTGTTAGTATGAAGTTAATTAAGTTAGATTTAATAGCATCTTTTGTTTCATACGAAGAATTAAACACAGCTTTACCTGAAAGAGGAACTGTAATGCCTACCGCTCTCCTTTTTTCTAAGTCTATAGGGTTAATTCGTTTTGCTCCGTATGCCATATTGTATTACCTTTTTATCTTATTAGCAGCATTATATACTTCTCCTGCTTTCTTAACAAAGTCTAGATTGTTTATATCTATACCCGGTGCTCCTCCGCTATTTCTTCCCATTTGAGAAGCTACATTTGATGCCATGCTGTGACCTGGTGATACCATATCTGATGTTCCGGAGAATACATTTCTGTACTCTTCATTAGTCATGTTCTTTTTAGTCATTGAAAGCATTTCATCTAAAGTAGTCTTACCCATTACTGGGTTCAATTTGCTTGGTGCTTTCTGTTCTACTTGAACAGGTTTAGCAGGTGTTTCTGTAAATGTTGGTGTACTCGCCGCTTTAACTGCCTCGTTCATTACCTCTTGTAACTCTTCCTTGACAGCTGATCTTACTTCTTCGCGAATAATTTTACGTAGTTGATCTAGTTTCATATATATAAATAGTTAGTTTATGGAAGTTGATTATTAATTCTAAATTTTATTTCGTCTACCAGTATTCTTGTAGAAGAACTAAACGATGGTGGACCTTTTAATACCTGTACACCTTGTGAGTTTTCTACTACTGCATATCTTCTTGGAGCAAATTCTGGTGAATTCTTATCTACTAATATCTTTATAGTGTATTCAGTACCTATACCATCTGGGTTCGGTTTAAAATACTTAAATGTATTAGCTTCTACCTGATTTGTTAATCCTGCATTAGAAGGTAAGTTTTCTATACCTGCTAGTATTCTATCTTTATCCTCTTGTGGAAGGTTTTCAACACAAGACCAAAGTTTAATATCTATTGACTCCAGCTTTGCTTTCAATGGATCTAATCCTGAGAATCCTAAATCTGTCAAGTCTTTAATTGCTTGTTGATCTTTATACAACATATCTACTATTTGACATGCTAGGTTAAGTAACTGTGCAAATCTATTTTGTGCTCCTACAGATACTGAAAATATAACACCACCACTAGGTCCTGGAGGTAATCCGATTGTTCCTGGTATGGCTATCATCTCTAATATAGTTACTGTCACTTTCCCTGCTTTAATAGGTGGGTCTAATATATCAGCAAACTTCTTAACTGGTTCAATCTTCTTTTCAAGTCCATTAATTGCATTTAATAGATTGTCTCTCACTTTTAATATCTTCTCTATCTCTGCTACGGGAGGGCAGATAGAACCAAGTAGCTTTTGCTGTATCTTTGATACCTCTTTTAATACTAGTGCATACACTCTTGCTTCTAGTTGACCTAAAAATTTTGCTATAAACTCTGCGAGTTTCGATGGTGGAATACTACATGGCATTATTCTACAAAGGTTTTAGTTGATTTTAAGAGTGATTTACCTTTTGGGTTTATTCTATTCTTTAATGATTTAAAAGCACCTAATGAAGAGGCACCTTTCATATTAATTTGCGGTATAGCATCTCCTTTAACTGTTTTTGCTTTCATCATTGCTTTTGCCATACCCTCCAGTACATCTATTACATCCTGTAAGTATGTTTCAACTTGATGTCCTAACATTACAGGTTGTTTAGCATTTCCATCTGCTGTTCTAGCACGAGAGCCTATATAGATTTTATCAGCATCTATACACATATAATCTTCTCCGTCTATGTTAACTGTTTTTGAATTAATACCTATAGATTCCTGACCAGATATTAGAACTTCATTTGATCGAGCGTTTAGTACTAGTCTATCTGAGTTTAGTAGTAGCTGTGAACCTTGAAACTTTGAAGGAGTGTCTGGGCTTTTATCATATGAAGATCTTTTATTATTTGCTAAGAATAGAGGGACAGAGTGATCTGATGTGAAATATATAGAAGAAGGATCTTCATTAATATCTTCTACAATATGACTAAACCCGTTCTGTGTTTCTCTTTGACCGTTGCTTATTACTATAAAAGGTTTATCTTTATTGGAATCATCAGTTAACTTATTTTCTTCTATCTCCGTACCGGACATTCTTATCGTTTGCCCTAACCTTCCTGATATTATCGTATCACCTGGGAATGGTTGAAGTGGGGCTAACTTATCGTTTATGTCGAATGCTTCGCCTATATTAACTCCTTCTTGATCTATATCAGTTGGAAATGCACTATGGTGTGGATGGTTCCAGAGGTTGTAAGCAGTTTGATAGTATTTTCTAGAGTAACTACTTGCTTGCCCTAGGTTGGTACCTGGTCCTGTTTGTATTAATATAATTTCATTCTTTACAGGGAGTGTATTAATATCCCTATTTAACGGATAAGCAATACCTGAGTACACTGTATCCCCTGTATCGGATGTATCCACTCCGTCTGCTAGATCTATATACAATACAACACCTATTGAATCCGGTCCTCCGTATTGATCATAGTATTTATGTTCAGAATTTAATATAACATCTACAACTCTACCGGGATTAAGATTACCTCTATCACCGCTAGTCAGATCTCCTGTTTGAGATTTTGTTCTATAGTTATTATCTAACATACCTACTACTCTTTTTCTTCTGACTTATCAGATGATGCCTCTACTTCTTCTTGTATTTCTTCAGTTTCTTCTAATAGAGACTGTAACGAATCAAAATCAAATAGATCATTTCCGTCTCCTTTTGTCTGTGCTATCTCTATTCTCTGAATGATAGTGGCTAGCTTTATTAAAGCATCATCATTCTTAACTCCTATCTCCATATACTCTTTAATCATTGGTACTATCAAAGTAGCATCACCAATGTTCTCTATAAGAGGTTTTAATTCTCCTATAAGAGCTTTTACTTGAGATTTCGTTTCTTTTGAGTTATCGTAGATTTCACCAAAAAGATCAGAAAGGCTTTTACCTTTAAATATTTCTTTATCAGTACTCATGTTCTTTTCTTATAAATAGATTTAAAGTACCTTTGTGCGGATTAATCCTACTTCATTATATTTTTCATATAATTTATAGAATTCTACTTTAAGCTTATTTACTACTTTAGTTAAATGAGGAGTTTCGCAATCTGTCATTTCCCTAATATATATGTAAAGAGCTTTCTTTTTAAATATATCTAAGTCTTGTCTTGTCTTAAATATAGTAAGAATTGCGTCTGCTATGTTCTTTTCGCTATCCTTTACAAATAATTCATCTAACTCTTCATACATCTGATCTACATACATATCCAAGAAGAAGCCTAAAGAGATAGCATTTTCATCATCTACTCTGTAGTCGGTATCATAACCGTCTTCCATTTCGTTGAAAGTACCTATCTTCTTAAGCTTCTTGTAGTTTTTATTATTGTAGTTAATTAACCAACGTTTAACAATAGTTCCGAAGTAGGAATAAGCCTTAGCTCCGTTGTTCTTATCAAACTTATCAATCTTCTCTTCTAATAACATAGAAACAACCTCATGTTTGAGGTCTTCTATTCTATCAACATCTGTATAATAGAATTTAAAAGTATGTATTATATTCTCAGCTAGTTTATAGAAAGGGTAATATATATGTTCTGTAAAGATACCATTCCTATATTGCTGGTTTGTTGATTCGTTGTACTTATTAATGTATTCTTCTGTTTCTGAAGTAAAGTAATTAGCTTTTGCTTTCTTTCTTGCCATAATTTTGTGGGAGCATATATCGATCTAGTTCGTCTTGCACCTTTTTTAGTTGTGTAAAAAAATAACCGACCTCATCATCTGACTTGAAAACCCCACGTTTGTCAAGATCATTAAGGTGCTTTTGTGAATCCCCTATTAAATTTGATATATTCTGTAGATATGTTGTTTGATCAACGGTAACATCTTCATATTTCTCTACCTTACTTAACAAGTTAAAGACAATATACGATAATATTCCGGAAAAAACAACTAATATAGTAATTATTACGTAAAGAGTAGTAGGATGTATGTTCATATTATATATTTTTTAATAAATTAGTTAATCCTGCAGATGATTTTACTGGTCTTCCTGTAGAAGCTTTAGTTTTTTTAACTGATGGTTTAGAACTTCCTCCGTTTCTCTTCCACATATCGTATTCTACCTTAGAAGCTAAGAAGTCTGCTGTATGTAGTACTGAGATTAGTGATGTCTTTTGTCTAGATGATTCAACATTACTGAAAAAGTAAGCTTCATTTGCTTTATCAAACACTCCATCGTGACATCTTATACCTAAAAACTCTTTTTGATCTACTTTAATACCAAACTTTTGTAAAATAAATAAAGATCTATCTGGAATTAACATAAATTGAAGATCTGGATTATAAGTATACATTTCTGAAAGCTTATCTTGTCTCCATTTATCAGTCTGAGGTATATAGTTTGGTTGATCTCCATCTCCTATCTTACCTAAATCATGGAAGAGGGCGGCAAATACTAATTGTTCTTCAGTATAATCTAAAGTACCTCCCATTTTTTCATATAATCTAGACTGTTCTACAGCATATTGTACTACTCTATTAACATGATCTACATATCCACCGGCAAAAGCATTGTGATACCAAGTTTTACCACTAGCAGGTGCCATAACATAGGTATCTTCCATATGTTTTAACATTTCCTTACAAGCAATAGCACGTCCACCTAAGTAGGTATCAATGATTTTTAAGTGTTTTTCGTAGTTTTTACCAATTTGTTCCGCATTTAACATAGATAACCTTTTTAAATTATTATTATTATTTATTTTATTATTATATTATTCAATATTATATTTATTTAAATATATTTTTATTATATCTTATTAATTATATTATATAACATATATAGAA